GTCTTCTACTCATAGTCTGCGATCGAAATTGATTGAGCCAGACAAACGGACACCGTTTCGTTTGTTAGGTAAAACATCAATTCAAGTACCGCCCTTAAGACGAGCCCCGAGGTATATACCTCACGGTAAGAGAGATTTAGAAGATGTTGGTCTTGGAGAAAAGACCAAAGGCATTGAGATGACACAGATGACACCTCAACTAGTAGATGAATTCCTGCGGATAGGATGTCCAGCTCGACCACTTGTGGACGATATATTATGGAGATCTTACTCTGACACTTTCAGAGCATACAAACTGGAAACCCCGGTTGCACCGCTTAATTTGGATTCAGATGGTTGGAATGTTATTTATTCCAAAATGGACAAGTCATCGACAAGTGGATTTCCGCTTTTCAAGAAACAAGGATTAGTTGAAGACGAAATCTACCACGCCGCACATCAGTTAGGTCACTTTATGAAGTATAAAGATTACAAAGACCTGAAGATGCCACCAGTTTACCTTACGTTCAAACCTGCCCGCGCAGACCTGAACACAGGAGAGAACAAGTTTCGCGATATTTGGGAGTACCCAGCCGCAGTGAAGATCAATGAGATGAGATTCACTTTGCCGCTATACGAGGCATACGCTCGTATCCAACCCCACAGAAAAGTTATGCTTTCTGGCGATCCACCTCTCTATTACGCACAGAACCTCAGAAACAAAGCTACACATTATAAGTATGTTTTAAAGTCTGACTTCTCTGCTCACAACTGGAACGTACCTTCTGAACTGATACACATGGGAAAGATGATCATTTCAAGTAATATACAATTTGGAGGCTTTCCCGATTCTCCTAACCATGAGAAGAGAAATAAGAAACAATTTGACAATCTCTTCAAGTACATGGTTAAGACCCCTTTCGTGGCATATGATGGCCAAGTGAGATCGAAGAATTTTGGACTTCTTCCCTCAGGTACATCATTCACGCTGCTGATCAATTCGATAATCGCAAGAATTGTCGTAAATGCAGCATTATTCAAGTGCACCGGCAAGTTCCACAGTGTTTCAACATGTGGTGACGATGCTTTCACGCCCTTGGATGAACACGTAGACATTAGTGAGTTTTCACGATATTGCGCTGAATACGGACTACTTCTCAACCCTGAGAAGCAGGTTTTCGTTGAAACCGCAACATCATTGTACAGAGTCAAACTCCTGGGCTACTACCTTACGCCATCCCCGCGTTTTGATGAGGAAACACTCATCAATAGTATCTTTCTTTCCGGGTCATATGTCGTTACAAAGTATGATTACTTAGCCAGACTGAGAAGCCTATTGGATCTTTCATTCGATAGCCCTTTCATGTGTGGATTTTACGACAAAGCACTTCTCCGCCACCTCGGTACCCTTCATGGTCCAACCGTATATCCATCTTCGGATGTATTGTTCCATGTTACCGGCCAACCGACTCAAACTGAGACTCGACTAATTTGTAGTCTCCACGCCTACGGTGATAGATATCGATCTGTCCCACGCACCAAGAGCGACGTGTCAGTGACAAAGTTTTATCGTGCAATAGCAAAACGATACGCTTTAGCTTGGTATCACAAGAATCGAAAACGATTCTCGATCATTGATGCCGAAAATATATACATGAACATGTATATGGACAAACTCCAAGATGAATTCAAGATGAAGTTTTCTGGATTTCTTTAGAGTATAAATGTTAGAAACGGATGTAAAACCGATTTTGTAATTAAATAAATTACTC